CATATTGGTAAATAGCAATAGCCCGGCCAAAAGCACCAAACTACGCCTGCGAGCTATCCGCCTCAGCGGCTCGCCTGCGAGTATGGAGCGTAGCGATACAGTCAAATACCTGTCAATTCTGAGCGTGCGCTTGAGCGTGTCCCACAGGTTATTAACCCCTGTGTATAACTTCTGTGGATAACTATTACGCATCTTTACCCCAGCCTTTACCCTTAAAGCTTATGCCCGGCGCGTGATATACCTGCCTCATATGCGTACCGCAGCACATAGGCGCAGCGTTTGAGGTTATAGGTTGCTCAAGCTCATATCGAATATTGCAGCTAATACACTCATACTCATACATCGGCATCGGCTGACTCCATTAAACACACGCCCATAACTCCGCATTTAGTACATTGGAGCGTTTTAACGTTAGGTGGCAGGTTATCGGTAATAATGCGCTCGATCTGGTCTGTTACTTTCTTGCACTTACGGCACTCGTATTTATATGTAGTCATTAGGCCCTACAGTCTGCACAAAGCCACATTACGACCTCACCTGATACATCTCGCACGTTAAAGCCGTTTAGGGCTGTCTGCCATTTCTTGCATTGGTCGCAGTACTGAGCAGCTACTACGGTTACGTTTCCGTCGTCGTGGATCGTCGTAGCGTATCCGTCTTTAATAAAGGTTAATTCTCCCATTACAGTTTTACCGCCTTATCTATATGTAACAGCGCTATCTCTTTATCTACTGGAGCAGTCTTATTAAAGGTGCTGGCAGGTAAACGCCGGGTAGTCCACTTAATCGTTATTTTGCGTAGGTTAAACGCGTATATGCCTTGAGGTGTCTCGTTAATGTAAAACGGCGTATACCCCAGGCTATTAGCCTGTTGCATTAGTGAGTCGTATTTATCCTTTTCTAATAGCAGCTCGTCATAATGCGTGTGTCTACACTTAAGCTCTACTACCATCCGATAGCCGTCGCTTGTCGCATCGATGTACTCAAAAGCATCGTTAGATCGCTGTAAGTCCTCTACGTAAGTCGCTTTGATGTACTTGAATAACTCATCCTCGGTCATACCTGAGGCTCGTACTTTCCCGTGCTACGGAGTACGTACCATCGCGGCGTACATTGAGTAGCTTTAGTTCGCTCCGTGCAGAAATACCCGGCCCAGTTCTTAGGCGATCCGGTTGCCGATTGCTTCCAGATCATCGTGCCGTGAGAACAGCGTGGGGCCTCAGCTACTAACTCGCCGCCTAATTGCGTACTGATATCTGCTACAGCTGTAGCCATAGTAGGAATATCCTCTATAGCTGCTCGATTGCTCCACGGATCCGGATCAGCTGGCAGGTTTTCTACCTTTTGCATATCCTGAACAGTAGGTCGAGCGTGTTCGCTAGGTGTTAATAGGCCTATAACACGGCCGTAAGCACTCGTTACCGTATCCTCAATAAGCCATTTTTTCATATTGTTTGTTAAGTGTGCGACGTTACCAAACGCATAATCTACGGCGCTTGGGAGTGCATCCTCGTACTCACGATAGGCCTCAGCTTTAACCAAAACCGTACCTTTGATTACGTCTATATCCTCGATGTAGGCTATTAAACGCCCGGTCGGGAATTCTGATCTAAAGCGCTTAATACGAGCGTTTACATCCTCGTAGTTATCTAGGAACCCCATTAGATTAGCTCGCTCTCTTTGAGAGCCTTAGCGATTGCACGACCGCGCACAAAGCCCTCGCCGTGTCCGTGCTTAAAGCCGATCGAGTATCCGATCACCATAAACATAAAGCCCATACCGCAGGCTGCTAAACCGATTAAAATGTCCATACTGTTCATTGTTCGCCCTTTGTTAAGGCCGAGCAGCTACCAAACCGAGTAGCCCTCCCGGCGTTTGTAGTATCAGTATGAGGCTACCTACTGACAAAAGGCAATTATTTCGCTAGGCGTGTCTCTAACAAAATCTCGTATATCTTGTCGATTTTATTATCCATACGCTCGACTCGTGACTCCATATGATCGATACGGCCTCGTAGGTTATGGCCTCCGTTACCGTCCGGCCTTAGCTCTGATAGGTAGTACTTAACTAAATGACGGACGAGCCCAGCCCCTAGCCCCAAAATGGTACAGCTCCCCACAGCTATACCGACTATGAGCTGAGCCCCTTCCATTACTTAGTTACGCCAAACTGACCTTCGGACGGTTGGAGTGCCTTAAGTAGTGGCCCGATTAGCCCAGCGATAAACGCGTTAGCCAATACTTTCGGATCGGTGATCCCTGACATATACAGCGCTGCCGCACTTGCCAAGGCTGCACGGCCGTAAGATTTAGCCGCTGCGATTGCTTGCTCTTTCATTGTCTAGCTCCATTACTGCCCTTAGGGTTTGTTTACTGTAAACCTAAACTCGAGATTAACGCTTTAGCTTTTGCAGCCGATACCTCTACCTCGAAATGCATATCGTCCGGCCTGCTCTTAAAGTCGCCGCCCCACTTGAGGCCGTACTTTTTAGCGAGCGCACGGATCATAGGTACTTTTTCAGCTGGAAAAGTGTCGTATTTTCCTAGTGGATGCTTTGTAGCGTTTAGATCGATAGCTGTCCCGGATGAGTGGCAAGATAATTTTGTAGGGTTGCCTCTTACCATCCTGTACGCATATGCCCAGTCGTCAAACGTACCCTCATCGATCGGCTCGATCAGCTCGTGAAACTCCGCAGCAAAGGCGGCCAAAAGAGGCCCAACACTTTCGGCACACCTTAGCTTACGATCCGTACCTTTTACTAGGTAGGACTTTATCTTAATTGCTTCCGGATTTTTAGATGCCGGGTAGCCGTTATAGCTAGTCTCCATTAGTAACGCTCGGTGTGGATTGTTCCGCTTCTGGGTTTTCTAACCAAGCCAAGTAGCGTTGATATGCTGAGTTTGCTGGGTCTTTAGGTATCCAAGCAACTCCACCATCTTCATCTGTTCGCTTAATAACTTCAGAATTATCAATCTCGCTTGTAATTACTTCATATGTCATTTTCATAGTTCTGCGTCCGCTGCCCAATCTCCGTCAGTCATATATGCGTTCTGTGCGGTAAAGGTTGATGTTTTTGATATGTCTACTAGGAAACCAGTTTGCAATATTGTGCTTGCGCTTGTAGATGTTGGCGCACCCCAACCGCCTAAGTAATATGCCCAGTTACCAGCACTGGCTGTAACATTTGTGTTGTAAAGAGTAACTACAGGCTGAGCGCGTTTGGTAACCTTAAACAAAACATTTCCAACTCGTACTATTCCTGTTGTGTAAGCAACACCTATTGGTTGCACATTTGTTGTGCTTGCAGCGTTCGCAGGTGCAGTTGCCTGATTGTAAGATTTTTCATAATACCTTTGGCAAGCGGCTAATTCTCCTTGGATTGTTCCTGTTGCAGTTTGGAAGGCGGTGGCTACTGAACCTGCTTCGGCTTGTACGCCCCAGCAGTCTAAAGAAAATCCGCTTGCAGGTGTGGAACTTATAAAGAATTGTAAGTAACTTGAAGTACCAATAGTTTTACCTGCAATAGATGGAATTGTTACTGTTGCAGAAAATCTAGTCCAAGCAGTAGTCACACTAAAAGTAGCCATTGACGCACTTACTGAACCTGAACCGCCTGAACCGAAAACTTGATTATAGGAAAGAGATACTGACCGAGCAGAGTCAGCCTTTAACCAAATTGAAAAAGTCATAGTCTGACCTGCAAAAGTTTGCACATCTTCAATAAGTTGCCCAATATACATATCTGTACTTGAACCTACTGTTGTGATTGCGTAACGCCAGAAAAATTTGCCTTCATATCCTGCTACTGGTGCTGTTCCTGGTGTAAAGGTTTGTCGGCTTTGTGCAAATGTTGTAGGTGCAACTGAAAAAGTTAAAGTCCATCTATCGGCTAGATAACCAGCAGTACTTGAAGTTGTACCGCGCTGCCAAATTCCAAAGTCACCATTGATGATCTTATTCTTGCCAGCGGCATAATCACCTTGCCAACGAAGTCCAGTCGTGGCGGAACTATCTGCTACGAGCGTTTCGCCGTTGTTGCCTACTGCTAGGCGGGCGGGTGTGTCATTTCCTGTAGCTGAAATCAGATCGCCTTTAGCATCGACGATACTATTTTGGATCGCGTTAGCATCATCCGTAGTAACCCAAGTAAAGTCCATATCTGTACCGG